GCTCGTTCGCGGCCTCCAGTGCGGCGATGCGGGCGGTGTCTGGCCGTTCTCCCGCCAGCCTGTGATACTCGTCGCGCAGTTGCTCGCACCTCTTGAGTTCGGCCTCCAGTTCGACGATGCGGGCCTCGGCCTCATCCTGTCGAACCCATGTCGTGCCGTTGATGTTCGTCTCTCCCCGCCAGATGTCTAGTTCGTTCACTTCGCTCCTCTCTCGGCGCGGGCGGTCCAGCGGGAAGGACTGTAATGGCAAAGGTCATACAGCCACACCGACTCATCCCACGGCTTCTCTTCGTCGCACCACCTGGAGTCGTCTACTCCCGAACAGTGATCGCAGACGATGCAGACCTTCAGCTCCGCCACCTCGGCCTCGGCCTGCTCGGCACGGTTCTGCTGGTCAAGTTTGGCTGCAAGCGCCCTTGCAAGTACAGAAACGACCTTATCTCGTTCAGCCTCCCGCTGCGCCAGCGCGGCCTGCATGTTCCGATAGGCGGCAACCGTCACGTCTTCGCCCAGCAGAATTGCCTCGGCCTGCTCGGCACGCTGAGCCTGATAACCTACCTTTTTGTAGGCGTCTTCGTGCTGCTCGGTGAGCCATTCAATTGCTTGTTTAGCCTCTGATAGTTCCTCATTCACAACAACAGAAGTAGTGATGAGAGCTTGTTTCTCCGCCTCCAGTCCGGCGATGTGGGCGAGGAGGTCACGCTCGCGAGATGCGGCGTCGCTGACTAGCCCCTCACTGGTGTAGGTGTATTCGACTCCTAAGCCGTGCAGGATGTGTTTGTTGTCGCTCATGGCTTCCTCCTCAGTACCCGCCTCCACCACGGCACCTTGACGATGGTGATGTGGGCGAGGATGTTCTTCGTGTTGCCTGCCGATGTGGTCGGCCTGACGTCGATCTTGGCGGCGTACTTCACTCTTTCGCTCCCTCATCGTTGATAGTCACGTCTACGTCAAGAATGACGTTATCTCCGGGTAGCGCCACCATCCCTGTGGGGACAACCCATTTGACTTTCATCGTCAACACTCCGTCTGCTGTTAACCTTTCAGCCTCGACCTGATGACGTCTGACTTCATCCGGTGACTTGTCGTGTTCCTCAATGAGCGCCAACCGCCGCTGCATCTCTTTGACGACCTGCTTTAGCTGATGCTTCGTTAGATTCATCACTTCAATACCATCAGGGCAGGGTTGAGCACGCCGCCCGATTCATTTGCCTTCTCGCCCTCATCGTGAATCTGGGAGTTTAAGTTGTGCCAGCGGCGCAGTTCTTCCCCATGCTCCCAGCACGAGGCAAGTATCGACACGGAAGCCCCACTGGAACCCCGTGATGCCATGTTTCTTCGCAGCAACATAAGACGCCTGCTCCGCTATCTCTTCCAGATCGGCTCCGCTAGCCAATCCCTCCTCCATGAGGTCTGCCCAATCGGTAGAGAAGTCCAGAATTGCTTCGCCGTACCCCCCATCACGATTACTTGCTTCCCACTTCTTCCACACGGCTTCATCTCTAAGTTTCATGTTTTGCTCCCTTCCTCGGCGCGGGCACGGAGTCCCATCTTCTTACGCCTCAAGCCGTGTGGGTCTAGGGCGTCTATCAGTTCATTCGCATTTGCCAGCGCGACATCCGTGGCCCTAAGCGCAAACATTTGTCGCTTAGTCTTGTTCTTCTCTTCTGCCAGCGCGGCCTCGGCATCCAGTCGCTTCGGATGTTCCTTGTTCCAGTCGGCGATGAGAGCGGCAATCTGCTCGTCCTTTGCTGCCAGCGCGGCCTCGGCCTGCTCATTAGCTGCCTTGAGAAAGTGATTCTGCTTGTCGGCGGCGTTCAGTAGGCCAGCAATATCATTGCGCTCCGCCTCCAGCTCGGCGATGGCGGCGTCGGCCTTGTCTTGTAGCATCCTGACACCCTCGGCCACCGCGTCCACGTCCTGCCGTCCCACATGGCTGCCGAACCGGATAACGACCCCGAACGCGCGGTACTCCTCAACCGCGCTCACGTCAGACCTCTCCTTTAGGGATCTTATCACGATCAATTGGGCGCTTCTCGAGCTTCCCGCACACTTGGCATTTAATAACTATAGTCTTCTTGTTGAACTTTAGCCATCCCCAGTAGTGCCTATGATTAGGATCCAATGCCGTCTCTTTAAGCCTACCCGTTACCTCTTGATTTTGGTTAGCGATCCCCATCTTATTCCTTTCTTCATTTCAATGCTCCAAGCAAACGGGGCATCCGAAAGAGGGGCGTTGTCAACCATCTCTTCGTATATAATGTCCATAACCTCTTCCTCATACCCTTTCTTAACTTCAAAGAGGAGGCTGTCGTGGACAGTTACTAATATGTGGGCAATCGTTGGATCCAATCTAGCGTGCAGTCTTGTCAAGGACATCAGGTTGAGGTCCGATGCTGCGCTTTGAATTGGGGCATTGATTGCTTGCCGTTCTATCTCATGTTTGTTCTTTTCGGTTACAAGCGCAAATCGACGCTTTCGACCAAAGGCAGACTCGATATAACCTTGCTTGACTGCGAGCTTTTGGTTACTAAGCATCCATTTATGCAAGACAGGAAATCCTCCAAGAAAGTCATTGAGGAATCGTTGAGCCTTTCTGACTGAACAGTTAAGTTCTCCCTCCGCAAGGGAACGAGCGCCTCGCCCATAAAGTATTCCAAAGTCAACAAACTTGGCGGCATAACGCTGATCCTGAGTGACCGGATCAGTCGACTTGAGGCCGAAAATAGCTCGTGCGACTCTTGCATGTATGTCAGTTTCAGAAGCAAAGGTTTCACACATGTTAGGATCTCTAGAATAGTAAGCGGCAATTCTAAGCTCCAGTTGATTGTAGTCGGCCTCGAGTAGAGTCCACCCAGGCGTTGCCACAAACGCATCGCGGATAATGATGCCTGCTCTTGCGGGGATATTTTGTAAGTTAGGGTCACGTGAACTAAGTCGGCCTGTGACGGTACCATGTAGAAGAAAACTGGCTCGTATCCTTCCATCCTCGGAAACGCGCTCAAGGAGCCCCCTTACATAAGTGGAGAGTAGTTTTTGTTTCTGTCGTAACTCTAGGATCCTGGTAGCAAAAGGATGGTTTAGCTCAGCCAGTTCGACCTTTCCTGTTTTAGTCCCTGCGGGTCGAAGCTTAAGATTCCCATACAAGTAGTCTGCAACCTGCTTAGGGGAGTTGGGATTAAACTTAGGGTTCTGAGTCTCAATTTGCAATTCAATAGTTGCAGCAGCGATATCCTTTTCTAGTTTCTTCCCCAGTGTCTTTAGATGGTACTGATCGATGTTTATACCGTGATACTCAATTTCACCAAGGGCGTGGCTGGCAGGTAACAAGATATCATCATGTATATGGCGTAGCTTCCCCGCGTTGAGTTCCCCAGCCAGAACCCAGGCGAGTTTATGTGTATAGTAAACATCGTAGGCCAAGTACTGGTAGAGTTGGTCAATTGGAAGTTCATTCAGTTTCCCCTTACTTCCTTTAATGGCAGAGTCATACTCGCCAGCCTGAAAGTACTTGCGGGCCAAAGTTTTAAGGCTATGACTCCCTTGACGTTCGTCCAAACAATAATGAGCCAGCATGGTATCAAAGTCAACACGCCAGTTTATATGTAACTGATGTACTATGAACTTCCGATCGAATTGAGGCCCATTCTGAGCAACCCAAACATTACCCTCCGACTCCATGAAGTCCTTTAGAACATCCAAAGCCTCACGGTCCCCATACAACAGATCCCCCACGATGATAAAGATTTCCGTTCCATCGTTGATACCCATAACGAGGATCTTATCTTCAATCTCGTCAAGGCCTGTTGTCTCAAGGTCGAGGGCAATATGCGTGGGATTATGAAGAGCAATCTTGCATACCATCTTACGCATATCCTCGAGGGTCTCTACTACGGTATATTCCGGTGGTGGTTCAGGCTCTTGATATTCAGTGGGGCACTCGGCGAGTAGCTGCAGATCACTCATAAGGTCAGGAAAGTAATCTGGCGCTCTAAGGACGGCAGCCGGATGGTATGTAGGGATACAATACACACCAAGATCATCGATCCAAAGCCTTGCCCCACGTACCGACATAATACTTGTTGGTCCATATATAGCCGTCAAAGCTGTAGCCCCTAATGTAAGGATCTTGGTACAACCTTGAAGCTCTTCCATTAGGCGTTCATTACAGGCATCAATAGCAGAGTTGGGAGGCGTATCATTTCTTGAGGGCTGACAGAGGCAAGAGTTCGTTATCCAAACCTGATCAGGGTCAATACAAACCTCTTGGAGGAGTTTCCTCAGAAGAATGCCACTCATCCCGATAAAGGGCCTACCATCTTGAACTTCCTGACGCCCAGGGGCTTCTCCTACGATGGCAAGGCTGCCTTTAACACCCGACCCAGGGACTAGTGGACGATCTATTAGGGGGCAGGATTCGCAGAAGGGGAACTTATCCATTGTCTAGTCCGGGTTTGATTCCTTGGGCTACAATATACAACGCTTGAGCTTCTGTAAAGCCCGCCTGTGTCAGCGTGAGGAATAGCTCGTGCATAGAAATCGCAGCGTCTAATAGCGGGGTCATATCAGAGGAAGCATCAGACTCCATAGGGTCTCCAGCCTGCTTCTTCAGGGTGCTTTGTCGAGGTTACTTGCATTTGGTTATCATATAGCGAGATAATTGTACCGCAAGCATAGAAACGCATTCCCTTAAGGGCAGTCTGTTCAGGCCCTGTACGTTTGATAATCTCTCTGCCGCACCATGGGCAGGTTCTGGGAACGCTAATTGGCATACCACTCCTCAGGTTTCACTAAACTACCCCAACGATCCCCCACACTAAAATCAACTGTAAGAGGTATCTGGTCTGCAAAGGGTACTTCTTCTTCGAGCACTCTCTTTATTACTTTAATTATATATGAAACCTCAGATGGACACACGTTTAACAGAATGGAGTCATGGACCGTTAAAATGATCTCAGCAATATCAGGATCCAGGACTTCTTCCAACTTAATCAAACCCGAAAGACAGATATCCGACGCCATGCTTTGTATGGGCATGTTAGATGCCTTACGTTCGATGTCGCCTCGATGTTCAGACATGATAGCGGGAAAGCGACGTCTACGTCCGAAGGCTGACTCAACGTAGCCCAGACGGAGTGCTTGTCTCTGCATCTTTCGGATCCATTTCCAAAGACCGTTAAACTGTTGAAAGTACTGGTTGATAAACCTCTGGGCCTCGTTAGGAGCACAGTGGAGGATTGATAGAGCCAACGAGTTGGCGCCACGACCATAGAGGATACCGAAAGCGACATGTTTGGCATGATACCTCTGTATCTTAGTTACTTTCCCCACAGGGACTTTGTACATCTCGGCAGCAGCAAGTACATGGGCATCCCCACCCGACTTATAGATGTCTTGTAATTTGACATCTCGACTATACCAGGCGGCGATCTTCAACTCCAATTGGGCGTAGTCAACCTCGAGTAGTACCTTCCCTGGTGGGGCAATGAATGCATCTCTAATAATGGATCCTACTACTACAGGCATGTTCTGGAGATTAGGGGCCCTAGAACTTGTGCGTCCTGTTACGGTGGCATGAAGAAGAAAGTGTGGGTGGATAATCCCTTTCTCCCCTGAGAAGTTAAGAAGCCCTATAATGAACGTAGATAGGAGTTTGTACTTTAGTTTGTACTCCATAAGGATGTCGACGATAGGGTGTTGGAGGCTTTCAAGTGCCAGTTTATCGACGCGCCGGTTATCCGAAGGGATTTGTAGGGTGTCGTACAACAGACGCTGTACTTGTTGGCGGGAATTTGCATTGAAATTCGGAGTGCCACTAGCCTCTCGGAGGTGCTTATTAAGGTCTTCAAGCTCGATGATAAGCTGGTCACCCGTGCTCCGAAGGTAATCTTGATCGACACAGGCACCTCGCATCTCGATCTGGGCTAGTGCACGAGCTGCTGGTATCAAGAGCGTATTATGGATATGAGTTACGTTCTCTTCGTCCATCTCTTCTAGGAGAGGCTCAACAAGATTCCAAGTAAAGTAACAATCGTAAGCCAAGTAGGTATATAAAAGGTCTGGGGCATACTTAGCCAAGTTAGACATATCCATATCTACAGACCAGTTAGGAATATGGAAGTAGTTCATTGCTACGACCTTAAGTGAGTGCCCCCAAGGGCGCTCATCTAAGTTGTAGGACATCAATAGGGTATCATACTTTGGCTTACATTTGATACCGTATTGTATCTCGAGGAACTTGCAATCAAATTGGTAGACATTATGCCCTGCCCAGTTAAGGTCTTCATTCTCGAGAAGATCCTTAATGTGGGGAATCATTGGCTCCGTTACGATCCAAATATCGTGGGGGCTTGCTGCAATTCCTAAGCATATGACATCAGCGTCCTGCGCGTCTAAGCCTGTCGTTTCTATGTCGATTGTGTGCAGACTAGAGTTGAGGATAGCTAGGCTGTTGAAAAGATTATCCACGCCCAGTTTATCTTCCACAAGGGCGTACTCAACATCAGGTAGCTGGTTCCTAGGCTCAGGGGGCCCGAGTTTCAGTTGGACGAGATCTCCCAATAGAACATTGAGAAGACTAGGGTCCCGCACAACTTCAATAGGGTGAAGGACACCCAAGGTCCAGGTGCTATAATCGTCAGACCATTCCCAAGAGAATCTGTTCTTGAAGGTAACAACGCCTCGTGGGTGTTGATGTCGAATCTCTTGCACATGACGCCTATAGCAGTTATCGGTGGCAAGGGCAATGGCTTTATCATCATAGGCCTTCTCTGGGTAGCAGGGAATCTTAGTCGTCACATATAACGTATCGGGCGACACCCCAACAGACTTCAAAGCCTCACGAAGGACATCCCCGACTTTCCCCACAAAGAGCATCTGATGGGCAGTTTCATAGTACGAGGGAAATTCCCCCACGATGGCATAGCCATACTTTACCCCACGACCAACTACCTTCGGGCGACCTTTAAGAGGACATGCATTGCATTTAGGCAAGGGCACCCTCGGCAGCCGATTGAAAGAGGTCGAGATTATGTTCGAGGACCTGTATAGAAAATTCATCCTTTAAGAGATCGAAGTAGTTATCTGGGCGCGGTCTAACAGGCCCTTGATCAAGAAACATTGGGTTACGATCTAGGGAGTAGTAAAAGGGTTTAGCTGAATCGATACCCCTAACCCAGAGGGGGAAGTCTCTGGCATAGCACATAAGCTTATAGAGGTCTCCATCCCAACCAAGAAGATGGATCTCTGGCCGAAAATAGAGATCTCCTTCAAAGTATCGTATGACCTCTTTGATAAGGACTCCACGGCCCATCATCTTCTCATAGACCACGGGGATTCCAATTACGTTTGGACGCATTGCATTAATTAGGGCATCCATACAACGCAGCCACTCGGTAAGATTCTTGCCCTGAGGAGCCACCATGATGTTCATTGGATGATCAATGAATGCCCAAGCATTACCTACATTTGTAAGTAGATTATGCCCCTCACAGGCCGTAAGGATGGTCTCTTTAGAGTTTAGAAAGACATCAGGGAGAACAATCTCCTGAGGCATTATTTGAAGGGCAACATCTATGAGGTGTTGAAATGGTATACTACGACCAAGCTCGTAGGCCCCATTGTCAAGAATGACGTAATCATCCATACTGGCGGCGCGTTCTTTGTAATAAGCCATTTGCCCTTCATCGTCACGCAACACATGGGCAAGGCAAAGATGGTAGCCGGT